ACACCTTCACGGATCAGGTCGTCGTGTAACGCAACTTCAAAGTCCTCACGTAGTATTGTGGCACGGTGATCGGGTGATTCAGAACACACTTCTCTGAACTTACAGCCACCATAGTTACCGCATGACGTGAAGTTAGCTGGGTAATACTGATGTGCGTGATACGTATCAGATACTTCTAAACTGTAAGCTGTATCTGCATACCACTCATCAATAGATAAGTTAGATACATTGAACACAGCACGATTGAATCTACAAAAATGTACACCTGTCTGCACTGCGTCAATAATAAAACCACGCACAGGTAAATCTAATATGTGTCTCGCCGCCCACAAGTATGCATACACTTGGTTGTTCGGTTGATAGTTTCTAAAATACATTTCACTTAATGAGGCCTTAGTTGTTTTTGTATCGCATAGATACAAGCCACCTTCGAACTCTACAATCTTATCAATCCTACCAGAGAATCTTTTACCAGACTTACCAAAAGGTACTTCAAATCTTTTCTCAAGACACGGCTCTCCATTAGGCATAGCCGCAATCTTTATGTTATCTTCCCAGTATTCTTCTACTCTCCATACGATAGCACGAAGGGTAGCTTCTAAACCTCTGGCTTTATCTTCAGCCATAGATAAATCTTCTCCATAATTTTTTAGTGTAAACTGTATCGCTTCACGTAACGTTTCTTGTTTGTCTTTATTATGGAATCTACCTCTATCTAAGATCTCGTATGCATCGTGTACTGCTGATCCAAATCCTGTTACTGTTCCGTAACTTTTTAATTTGTATCCACGTAAGTTAGTTAGATTATATAGACGGGGGCACGCCAAGAAAGACGAAAGACTTGACGTATCCCAGACAACCTGTTTAGGTTGATCGCCTACATAAACATACTTTGGAACTTTATCTGGTTTAGACATCTTTAACTAGCACATCAAGTATGCTACCTTCTGTTACAGGTTTAGCTTTAGTTCTCGCCGCCTTGCCTGTGATTCTTTTACCAGATTTTTCTGCCGCTCTGATATTCTCACGAGTAGCTTTGAGATACTCAATGATCTTATCAATGTCTTGCTGATTGTCTGCTAGTTCCATAGGATCTTTTTCTAATAGTTCTGTTGGTATTTCTATCTCACTCATTCTGGATCTGTTCCTCCTATTTTAATCTCATCATAGTTTGGTGTCATGTCTGGTTCATATTCTTCTACAGCCATAATCTTTGCATCTGGTATCGTAACCAAACCCATAGTTAATTTATTAGATACAAACTTACGACTAGTCTTATCAAACTTCATGTCTGATGACATGATTTTTTCAGCCGCTTCATTCTTATCCTTTGCTTCTACTATCCAATGCTGTGTAAACATATGGTTTGTTGTAACATCATACTTCATTTTCTTACTCTCTTTCCCTTCATATAATTTTTGTGAGGTTTATAATCCATGCTGTGCATTTTATTTAATGCCCATACTCTTGCCCTACCTGTAAATGTTTCTAGGTAAGCAAACCCTTTGAATAAAATTAAATATATTCTTTTAAAAATTTGGTTCATACTCCACTCCTTCTTCACTTAATTTTTTAAAGCGAAGGTAGATTGCTTTTGCTTCGTGGTATTGCCGCCATCTACCTTCGAACTCTGCGTTATACATTTTATCTGCCCAATACTTAAGTTGTGTTGGTACATGGTCAATGTATTGTTTTTCCTGTAATATTTGCATTGTAATGCCAGTCCTCTATTTCATCTGGTTGTTTATCATCGTCCTTCATGGCGATAATATCTTTCTCAATCATAGCACCAATCGTTGTCATGTTATGCACACACGCTGCAAACATTTGCAACGCATGATTAGTACCCGATCCAAGTAAAGCCATACGTAATCCCATCTCTACGAGTGCGGCTTGTACTGTGTATATATCATACTTCAATACTAAATCTGTGATTGGTTGTTTTAAATCATCAATGCAATCAACAAATCTTTCTTCTGCTTTACTGCTCATCTTCTTCATAGTTTATTTCCTTCCTCATCAGTCATATCAAATGACTTTGTTTCTAATGAAGATGTAATTCTAACACAATCATTTTTAATGTCAAACACTAAATGATCATATCGCATTTCATCTACATCATCTTTGCTTTTCATTTGAGTACGATATGCTTTGACATATCTATACAATCTCATCTTCAAAGCGAATGGTTTGTCATGCCGTAGATATATACAAGGCTCGTCGCTATCACTATTATCTAGATGATCGACGGCTTTTTCCAATGCGTTCGATAAATCTGTCGAGTGCAATAGGTTGTACGTCTTCGGATTGTATGCCATATTCCTCCTGTATATGTTCGTAGTCGTTGTAATCTAAACTCAAATCGTCATTGTGTTTAGTTGTATCTTCAACGTTAACTGTGTATCCATCTAATACAAAGTCACCATCTTCCAAGATGTCATCATCTTGTTCTATCTTTTTCTTGTACGGTTCTGCCATATTCTAACTCCTATCAGTATATAAGATATAATCATTAAAGCAACGAACGGATTTCGAAACTTTTCTTCTGTAATAAAACCTACAATAGCGATTAATGGAAAGGCTGTCAAGCCTGCCATAAACATTAAGTAGGACATAAATTCTATAATCATATTTTCCACTCCTTCACACCCTTAACATCTTTTACTTCTGTAACAGGCATGAGTCTTTGATTGTGACCTGGAAACATAAACACCAAAGCTGAACCAGATAAGTATTCTGGTTGGAACTTTAGCATACCTGTCTGCTCTTTGACCACATCTATTTGGAAAGGATAATAAGATGAGCCACTCTCAATCGCATTAACCCTGTCCATTGTTTCTGGTGTGACTGACCACACCTCTCCTTTTACTTGATAACCTTTCTCCTTAGCTACAAGAATAGGAAAACTTCTAGCATAACTAAACAAATCAAACTTAGAATCTACTGTAAGATATGTTCCTACAAATTCAGATGAGTTGCCTAACACACTGTGAAGTCTGCCCCCTTTCTTTAGTGTACCATAGACGAATAGATTAGTCCTCCAATCGTAATCATTCGACATTAAATTGTCCTTTCAATATTGTTTTCTTTGTTATACAGTTGGTGGGGATAACCACACCCCCACCGCCACATTGACTTTCCTCATCAAAAGAGGACACAAGAATGACAGAATCGTTAGCTTCCTTGATAATATATCCGACACTTGTGACAGGTCTTAGCTTTTGTTCTTGTAGTTCTTTTAAATCTTGCCATGTATTATCGTCCGACATTGCGTCGAGCCAATCAATGACAGCTATCTGTAGTTCATCTTTCTTCATAGTCCTCCGCTCTATACATTGTTAGTTCACTACCCCAATTTCGTTCTAGTTCTTCACGATCTAAAGCATTTTCAATCATATGATCCATAGACTCACGTATAATATCGTGTTGACGTTGTGACCTACGTGTTTCTCTTTCTCTATCAGACTTAGTTTTTATAATACGACCTGTAATGTTCATACTTGCTTTGATAGTTGTAGACTTGAGAACTTTATCCCAATACTGCTTGTCGTAAACAAACAACACACGTCTGCCTACTTTCTTCACACGCACATACAAGTAGTCACCACCGAAATCATCATCATCTTCTGCTATACGTTTTTGATAGCTGTTATTCTGATTGATGTATCTGTTCCATTTGCGTGTATCTTCTCTAGCATAGTCAGATAATCTGCGACGATAGTACACAGGTATCCTGTCATTACTGACAGTTTGAATAATACCCTCGACATCTGTCATCTCATCTTCATTCCAAATGTATTCATCATCATTCTCATCACGTTCATATTGTGGGTGTATGTAACGCACTTGTCTTGCGTTCTCAGGTATATACTTTCCGATAATCATTTTAAATAGATGATGAGGAATATACCAATAAGACTAAGAATAAGATAAAGAATTGAGTTGTCAATTTCCATTTCATCTGCCCTCCTTCACAAAGGTGTAAGTTCCGAATGCGATAAAGCCACATACCATACCACATATAAAAGTTAATAATGTAATAATAATCATATCATACTCCTGTTATTTGTCAATAGAAAAAACACCGATAGAACACCGAAAGAACTCGATAGGTCAGCATATCGAGGGTGGGGGGCATGTGTAATCCCTATTAACGATTTAAAATTTATTATTATTTTTCTTATAATAATATACTTAGTTGCCCCCTTGTCGATATACATAGTACCCTCGTGTTCTGTCGGTGTCATGTCGGTGTTATTGTACCATGTTCATAGGTTTTAAGCTTGATGATTGCCCCTCTTTAAATAGACAAGCAAAGTGGTCAAACCTATTTCTCATGTTTTCGCTATAATCATGTGCCATCGAATGCATGGACATTGCAATAGCTTTCTGAGGTATCTTCAACGTGCTACCCCATTGTCTCAGTTGTCTTAATGAGATACATGGTTGACCCGCATGAAAGCTACCAATCCAATCCCATAAATGAAACCTCTTGATAAACTGTGAGGTTATTCTTTTGTTACCAATGTGATCCCACTCGCCTATGCGTTTAAGTCTTTCAACTATGCTAGGCAAAGACATTTGTAAATTATTGTTATACTTTATATTTACAATAGTCTTAGGATATTGTTTGGTATTAGGATCGTAGAGTTCATCATACACAGCTTTACGTATACGTTTACCATTGAATACAATATACTTTGCCTCAGCTAAATCAAGATACACATCTTCATCAAGCCATTGAATTGTGGTAGAGGATTCGCCGCTAGGCACATACCCATATCTAATATCTTTTAGATGTAAATTTTTAGGTACTCCTGCTTTGTGAGGATCTGCCCATACGTATTCATCTTTGCCTTTGGTATTTTTTCTCCAACCTAGAACTTTAGTTTTACCAAAGTCTTTAGTACGATTAGATAAAGATATTCCAAAAGTGATTGGCTCATTCCAATAATAACACACGTTAGGTTTAAAGTAATCGTTGCTCATGCTCTGTTCCCCACTATTTCTTCACTGATTAGACAACCCACACCAACAGGATTATCTTCGCAAAGGTCTATGATTTCTTCTTTGTCCATCTGGTATAAGTCTTGCATATTTAATGCTTTACCATTCCACATGGTTTCATCTGCGTCTTGCTTTGGTAAAGGTATTTTAAGTTCTTTGTTTTGAATACTAACACCATTAGCTAGAGGTGTAGTCTTCCTTATAATACCATTGTTGTAATGTCCATAGTGTCTAGATGATATACCACCATAGCTATTGTAACCCCAATCCTCATCTTCGTAACACCACTTACTATCTGATACATCTTTGATCGTATCAGTTTTGTCGTCATAGTATTTGTCACGTTTGCCATAAGTCGTGGGCTGTATGGAATAGGTATTGGACAACCAACCTACATTCTCCATGTCAGTACCCTCATCACGATTGAAGATAACAAACTCTTTGGTCTTGCCATCAAGAAACAATAGTTTGTCTGTACCAATTAAGTCCTCAATCATTTCTTGCCATTCTGCATTGTGCAATAATTTAGGATTAGCTGAAAGTTGTGGTCGCAATACCCACTTAACAAATTGATGAGTATCAGATTTGTTACTATCAATCATTGGTGTAGGTAGTTGAGGACCATTGTGCATTACCCACATATCTCTGTCGTCACCCTTTGCTCTTGATAGAACTTGGAATGGGTGAGACATAGCTTTGTTGGTATCGCCATTAGTTGCAAATCTAAAGTGAATACCCATTGGTATATCCATAGATTTATATTTATCCCAAATCTTTTCAATGTCATTGAAAGTCTTTGGAACTATCTTGTGAGTGTGTAGTTTGCCCTTATTGACAAACATAACACCAAAGCCATCAGAATTATTCTCATAAGCTGTTTCAAGCAAACGAGTAGATAATTGTTTTGGTTTGTCGGTTTGAATAATCAAACACATATGTTACCCCCTTTGGTTAGTAATTAATTCATCATCAGTAACAACAACGCTACGTGATGGTTTCATATCCTTGACATAGCTTTTACGAATAAGCCAAGCCAATAAGTTAGGATATAAAGATCGCTGTTCTGGTTGAGATACATAGCGATTAAATGCTGAGTAATGTAAACTTGTAGTCGTGCAATTAGTTTGCTTGACAAAGTTTACCATAGCATCAGTAAATTCCAAGACACGATAAAAGCCATGTTTTGCAATATTAGATCTGAATATTCGAAGCTCAATAGTCGCATGATGATTTGTATTCACAGCTTCATATTTTTCGCCTGTAGGTCTTAAAACATCAGATACTTTTTTAGGCGATCTCTTTGCCCATTGCTCAGAAGATCGACCTGCAATATGGTTAATAAAATCCCTGTTAATATCATCATTGATAAATACAAGTATCTTACCAATATTGAGAGGTGTCAATGACTTCCTACCAATATGAATATGAAGTCCTGCTGTATCTGTATTCCAACCCTTTAGATTATCTTGACATAATCTTGAATTGAAAAACTCTTCCCATTTGGTTTTGTGATACTTGAAAGAACTTGGACCTGTTACAATCTCAAAGCCATTATCAAGTGAGCCATCAGATTTACAAATAGCAAAACCATTAAACATACTGTTAATGCTTTCAGCAATATCATATGGACAATCACGTCTACGTTCAACCTCTAACTCAATACCATAATAATCTACAGTATTTTCATTATGTAATTTGTTGAAACCACAATATTCTAGTACATCAGTATCATAACTGTAAGTGCCAGAACTATCATCATAGTCGTGATCATCTTCATCATAATCATCATTATGTCTGTAAGTATCACTACTTTCAGAATAGTAATAATTGTCATTACAACAACCCTCACAAACATGACGATCCCCATGATCTGCTGAATAACTGTCATCATTCCACATTGTAATACCACAATCATCACAATTACTAATTTCATTGTAAGATAGAAAGTTACTCACAAATAGTTGATGTCTGTCCATGTTAAACCCTTTAAGTCTTTCATGTACTTCTTCAATATCATCAATACCATAATTACTAGGTAATTGAGATCGTGTAAATAAAGTACCAATCTCAGTATTTGTTAGACCAAGATCAGTACGTAAATAATATAATAAAGTCATGTTACCTCACACAATTTATTACAAATACTAGCCCATCTAATATTTGAAAAAGCCAATCATAAATATATAATTAGCTTTGTCAAGTATTATTTTTCTTGTTCAGCTTTTTCAATCATAACATCATCATAATCATTTTCAGATAATAATTCTTGATGCTCTTGTTGAAACTCTAAAACCCAATCTGTAAAACTTACAACCATTGTTTTATACCTCTATCAACTTGTTGAAATTCAATACTCAAATCCTTGTTTATTTGGTATTGTTCATCATGGGTTAAGTTATCCCAATCATTGTCAATGGTTTCAGTTTCATCAATATTAAGTTTTTCTAAAACTTCTTCAGCATTGATACAAGGGTTAAAAGCTTTTTTGTATCGTCTTTTATATTTATTCATATTACCTCACTATATATTATTTCTGTTTTTCCACTCTTTATAGGTTTCGTTATCCATATTAATAGGATCGGTTATACCATAACCATACCATTTTAATAATGTAACCATTTCAGATAATGGGGGGTTAGTCGTATTGACTAATTTTTTAGCGATTGTATGTTCTAATTTTCTTTTATCAATTAGACTTTCAATTTTCATAATACCTCACAATCTATTTGAACATTTTAAGCCAAGCTGGTTTTCTTCCTTTTTTGGCTCTTGCTTGTTCGATTACCTCATTGACTTTATGTCTATGAAATCCATTAATTCTAGCTTCAGAACAATCAACTTTATGATTTGGATACCTAGTCGAAATCTTGTTAGATTCTGAAACATCTAACCATTCCTCAGAACTTTGATGAAAAACCAAAGTCTTGCCAATAGGCATCATTTTTTGCGAATACACACTATTCGCATTAGCGTATTTAGTCATGCAATACCTCACTTTTTTGCGTTATGCTTTACAGCATATCAGAATAAAAAACCAAGTCAACAACTATTTTAAAAACTTATCCACAACCTGTGGATAACTTTTAAACCCATGCGTTTGGCAATAGGATCAACTAGGTCTTTCAACCTTGCTACAAAACCCATTATAGACATAATTATGGCACAAATAAGGCAAGTCTTATATCATGTTTGCATACCTGATATGCAAAAAACGCATACGCAAAACCCCTTGCTGATACTCACAAGCACTTGACAACTTGTCGCATGGCAGAATGTCGCACTCTATCTGGGGTGGGTGGTCGGTTAGGCGAGGTGGGGGGAGGCAAAAATCTACGCACATACACATACACATATGCACCTCAAAAAATTTTTTCAAATTTTGACGTTTTTTTTTAGTTAGGGGAGAGGAACGCTTTTTGTGTGAAGTATGTGTGTGATATGTAGCGTTTGAATCCTCTCCCACTATACAGGAGACGTATGATCTTTCGACCATACAAGCATATTATAGCCTACCTAGTCTTGTATTTCAATACCATTTGCGTTATAATATTTATATGGCTAAAGGCGATACACTAACTCCACAACAAGAGCAGTTCTGTCAAGAGTTTATCAAAGACTTGGCGGCTGTTCCTGCAGCAATTCGCGCTGGATATGGCGAACAACATGCAAAGAAAAACGCATGGACTATGATCCGTAATCCACTAGTGGCAAAAAGAATATCTGAACTTAAAGCCGAACAGACAAAGCGTACTAAAATTGAAGCGGATGATATATTGCGCCGCCTAGTACGTATCGCTGAGAAGACTGAGCAGGAAGGCGATTACAACGCGGCTATCCGCTCCCTTGAATTATTAGGTAAACATCAAGCTATGTGGACTGATAAGAATGTAACTGAGATGAATGTGCAAAACGCATTCTCTACTGGCAACTCCGAGGAAGATATCGAACGCGATGTTGAACGTCTAAAGAAAATTGCTGCACCAAAACTAAAAATTGTAGGAGGTAAATAATGGTAACTGTAGATAATAGCCTAGAAACAAGAAAAAAGTTTCGACATGGAGATAGAGATACTAACAAGAAAGAAAGTAAAATTAAAAAAGAAATAGAATCTAAAAATAAAACTACACCAGAACAAGACGCTGGTATGAAAGACACAAAGAAAAAAGCACAAGAATTAAATAAAGCTGCTAACAAAAACTTTCAACCAAAAAAAGAACCAGCAACTGCCATGGATAAATATGGCGATCAACTAAAAGCTTTATTATCTAATAAAGAGAAACTTGTTGGCACTGCAGTTGAAGGCGATAGTAGAAATAAATATCAAATTCAAATAAATGAATTAAAGAAAAGAATGAAAGCCGATGGTATGAAGTTTAATTCTTTATTAAAAGATGTAAAGAAACAAGAACGTGAAGGCCAATTTGATAGAGGAGCAGAAGGTAAAACTAAAAATAAACTTCGTCAAAAAATGCAGTCAGAAGCAATCGGTGGAAGTAGAGGTAGATAATGTCAAACTTTACAACCAATGATAAGATAGATAATCCTATTAATAAAATCAAAAGCATGGCTTTAGGCAAAGCTGACAAAGCTGCATCTAAAATACCAGGTTATACTAAAGTAAAAAACATAACTAACAAAATAAAAAATGCTGGTTTTTCTGTAGATGTAGGTAAAGATAAAGTAGGAATTAAATTCGAGAAAAAGTTTTAATGGCAACAATAAACGTAACAGGAGACGTCAACATGGTATTGCATCCAAACTTAGATATATACGATCCAGAGAATCCACCACAAGACGCCTTTACGCAACTTGTGATATGGGGAGATGAAGTATATGTCATTAACGACTGAAGATAGAAACGCTGCTACAAGAGTAGCAATACAACAGGCAAGAGATGATCTATT